GCCTTGTACCGGACATCGACAAGCGACCGTTCGTTTTTCATTACTTACAGTCAGTCCGTCGATCGCTTCCGATTCGTCGTCAGTAGCGACGGCGTCAATACTACAGTCCTTACCGCTGACACATTGGGTTCTCCCGAAATTGGGACCACATACACGTTACTGGCCTGGTACGACAAAGCCGCCGGTACGATCAATCTCCGAGTGGATGACCTGGCCGCCGATTCGGCTGCCCACACAGGCGGCGCGTTCGCCACCAGCGCGCCGGACTTTCAGGTCGGCCGAGACGATAATGGCAACTTCTTGACAGGAGGGGTTGGCGAAATCGTCACTGGCAAGCCGCCCACGCCAATCGCCGGCCTTATCGACGATGTCCACAACTGGTATTTCAACAATCACGCGATCAATGTTCAGCCCTGGAATGTTCCTGTTTGGGGCCTCACGAATCTCTGGCCGATCGACGAGGCCGCTTCGGCGGACGCGGTCAATTACGCCCTTGGCGGGACAGACTTGACCAACAATGCGTCATCTTTCGGCCCACGTTCAACGCGCGTATTCGGCAAAGGCATCGGCGCGCTGCAGACAGGCGAGATGTTTTACACCAACGGCCGACTGTTCTTTATAGGACGATATCGCCTTGCGAGCGAATGGATGGTCAATGCGATCACGTACACAGATGATCCAACAGCCGACGTTCCAACGTGGGCATTCCCGATCACGCTCAGCGGCGCCGACCCCAATGTCAACAATGACGCAGGATACATGACTGGAACGGCCATGAACGACAACTCACTGCGTCTGTACGGATACAATGGCACTACACAAGTTTCAAGTATCTTTCAATATGATGTGCCTGGAATCGTGCCAGGGGCCTGACATCAACACCATGGCCCCCGATTGCGTTGCAAGGGCGAGAGCCCTCGCTAAAACCATAGCAAAGACTCGGTCGGCGACTAAGCACATTGACGACCTGGTGTCCTCAGCGATCCTTGGACTTATTGAGGCCCTTCAAGCATATGATCCAAGTGTCGGAACAAAACCCTGGACGTTCGCACGGCATCGCGTCAAAGGCGCGGTCCTTGACGAGTTGAAATTCTTGCGAAGTCACCCCCAAAGCCTTGGTGATTACGAACCAGAATGGAAATCGGGCCGTGTGGGGTGGGAGATAGAATCGCAAGACGAATACGAAAAAATGACGGAAATTCTAACTGAAAACGAAAAGGCGGCCTGCGATGCGTTTTATATGAAAGCTGGAGATAGGAATCAGCCCGAGGGATGGACTCGCGGGTATGCGATAACATGCAGGCACACGGCCATCCGTAAGCTCAGAAATCATTACGGAGTAATGGAATGACTTCGACTTACAAAACGATATTCGACGCCGAACCTGGGGTCGAATATGCTGCAACCGCAAGGCTTGCCGATGGTAGCTGGCTATCGAATGCCGGGAAAAGGCTTTCGGAGCCCTTCGAGGATCAATCCGCGATTCACACTGTAGCTCCGATCGAACGATTTTGGATTAACTCGTTTGAAGCCGCAATCACAGTTGATTCCTCTATTGAGTATCAGTGGATTGAAGTGAGAATCCATCGCATCCTTGAAAACGGAAACCTAGAAGAACCTGAGCCCTTCTATTCGGGATTCTTTCATGATCCGTTTGGACGTTACTTGCACAGACCGATTTACACAAGAGAGCCACTTCACTTCGCAAAAGCCTAAGACTAATGTCTGACACTATAGACAAGATCATCGACGTGCTTTCGGAAGACGCGATTCTCACGTCTCAGTCGGGCCACAGCGAGGGCAATCCGAGAATCTTCTCGCACATTGACACGCGACAGGGTTTAACCGCCGCTGAAAGATACCCCTACTGCGTTATTTCGCAGGTTCGCGGCGATTCGGTTGGCCGAAATTCTTCGGGAAGGTATTTCGACAGGCTTTGGTACGACATCATATGGAACGACATTGATGAAATCCGCGCTAGGTCGCTGAGAGAAAGGTCGTCGGTCGTGCTCGTCGCAGCCTCCCAGTTGGGCGACCTTGATTCCACTGAAGGATGCGTATCCGACCTTTGGCCGACATCCAAGAACCAGTTCATATCTGAAAATACAAGAGTCGAAGACGGGGCTGGGACCGTGGTCCATTCTATTGTGACAATCCAAGTTCTAGAGTCCAGGTCCGTCTAGTGGGGCTTCGATTTAAGGGGTCGATTACTGTCCGGGCCATCAATCGCGAAGTCAAGTCGCGAATTCGCAAGGCTTCCGGAAACATAGGGGTAAGCCTTGTCACTCAGATGAAAGACAAGGTGGGCATCCAGGGGCCGCCACGGTCAGAGCCGGGCGAGCCCCCAAGAAAAGACACCGGTGAACTCTTCAAGAGCATCGACTGGTCTTTCGAAACATCCACAATGACCCTCATTGTCGGCTCGACATCCGATCATGCGGTGTTCACGGAATTCGGTCTCACATATCCCGAAAGGCCGTGGTTCAGGGACACAATCGTTGAAAATCTTGACTCGATGGGCCTCGAATACGTGACCGCGTTCTAAGGGCGAGACATGGCGAAAGTAGCTTCCGCAACAATAACGATCCTGGCCAACGGAAGCCTGGTCGTCGATGACACAACAAACTTTACAGGGAAAGTCAACTTCCCTGTTACGATGACCGACTCCCGGTCCTTTGTTAATGGCACCACAGGCCCCGGAGAGGTAAACCTTGTAGCCAGGGTCAAGGACATAATCACGGCTGGCTCGCCCTCAACTGAGGTTGTCCACGATCTAGACTCCATAGAGGACGCCGCTGGCGACACCGTTGGATTCGACCACGTCCGCGTAGAAGCTCATCACTACGATGTGGCGCAGGCCGGAGACACCCTCTCGGTGGGGGATGCCAGCACGGCCCCATTCACACAGCGCTGGATGCTGGGCACCGACCCAAGGGTTGTGATTCCAGCGGAAGGCTCTTTCATCATCACAAGGCCGATTGACACTCTGGGGTGGACTGTTGACTCTTCAAACAAAAACGTCAGACTGTTCGCTGGAACTATCGCAGCCGATGTCGAAGTCATTAGCTTCTATGGAGGCGACGGCTGATATTTACAAGCTTGAGGCGTCTTTTCAGCATCTTGAGAAGGAATATGGAGCCATCAGAGAGAGGGAAGTCCGCCCGATGGGCCTCGGGTGGTACGCCTACAGGGCTCCCGACAAGCATCAGAGTGGCAACACGCAAGAAGTTGTCCTTTTCATGAGAGAGGATGTCTTCCTCAGAAGATTCGGATTTCTGCCTAACTGTTTTACCATAATCCAAGGGAGTGAGCGATGGCCGCGACCGACCTTCTCGTTAATTCGGCAGTAAACGCCAAAGTCGAGTTTGACCCGGAGAACAACCCGGAGTCGTCTGGCGACAAGGTGACGTTTCCGTCCACAGATTGGACGATCAATGAAGAGCCTAACATCGTCGAACTCGTCAATAGTCGAGACGGCGTGGTGCGAAAGCCGTCCTTTAAGGACGTGCCTACAGTCACCGTGAACTTCATCCCTGACGAAGTGGACGTGGACCCTGGGGTTGACGTTGTGATTGGAACAAGGGGAGTCCTTCGCCTTTTCTACACAGCCACGAAGTACCGGGAGCTCACGGCCGTTCTTGGTCCGATCAATCAAGGCTCCGGGAATCCAGGAAACCCGCAAACTGTCTCCGCAACGTTCATGTTAGCGAGCGGAACGATTACCAACGGCGAAGTTGTCTAACAGTCGCAGTTTCAACTAGAGGAACGAATCCCAATGGGTATCCCGTCCGCATCGGCCAGCGCGGCCAGTATGAACATCGGTGGAAAACACGTCCGCTACGGCCCCATCAATTACAAAACTCGGGGCGAGCTTGTCCGTATCTACCTCGAAGCCATGCCCGACCCGGTGGCCAAGTTCGAGGAGAGCTTAAGCTCGTTCACGAACGAGGAATTGCAGCGCCAGGCCGACAAAGAGGGCTTCGCCACAGTCGAAGACTGGAAGAACGCCTCCCTTGAAAACTGGAAACTCGTAAGAACCGCAATGCAAGGCCCGTCGTACTTTGAGTCCGCCGGCGGCGACGACCTATTCCTCAAAAACGTCGGCGGCGACGATGAGAGGGGGAACTACACCCGCGAATTCCTGTTCATCGTATTAAGCCCGTTTAATAAAGACCTCAAGTATGAGGAGATTGATGGAATCATAGACGGCATGACGAAGGGTCAACTTCGGGAAATATGGAACATGGCTCTTGAGTTAGGCCCTTACCGCCCAAAATCCGAGTAAGTGGAGGTCGGGGCAATGTAATTCCCTGGGTCCATAGTGTCTATCAAGTGTACGATGGCACTATGGGCAACATCGACCCTGTACGCCTTTCGGAGATGACCAAGGGCCAATTCGCGGTGATAGCCCACTGTGGACAGGTCGCATTCTTTAATGACGAGGTTCCCGCTCCGGCCAAACAAAAACAAAGCACAAAAACATTCTCCTCAATAGGAGCGGCCGTCAGGGCGAATAAACGTGATTAACGCACAGGTAGCCAAGCTCTTCGGAACGCTCACGCTCGACGATCGTGACTTCCAGAGCAAGATGAACATCGTTGAGCAGCGGCTTCAAAAGCTCCGCAAGGGAATCCCCGTGCTCAAGGTGCGCCTTGACCTGGGAGCTTCCTCGCAACAGTTAAAGACGATCCTCGATCTAGTCAACAAAATCGGAAAAGGATTTAAGGGCCAATTCAATATATCCAATCTTACGTCCGCCCAGCGGGCGTTTGCCTCAATGGCCCGAAGCTCAAGCAGAATAAGATCGGCGACCGGGGGAGCGGGGGCGCGAAACCCCCTTGCCTTCGGGGCGGGGACTGGAGGGCTTGCCGGGTTCGGAACTGGACTCTTTATTGGCGCTGGAGGGCAGTTCGCGCTCAACCCCGCAATGGCCGCTGGCATCCTGGGAGGCCGAGGCGCGCTAGGGGGCATCAGGTCCGGCATTAGAACGCAATCGTCTATTGTTGACATCGGCAGGGTCGGAGAACTGAGAAGCCAGAGCCAGATTGACGCTGTACGGGAGGGCCTTTTCGGCATAGGCCGAAACATTGGAGTGGACCAAGAACGAATCTTCGGGTTCGCCGCTGGGGCCGCGCGCCAAGGCATTCAGGACCCCGAAGAACTCATCAAGTTCACAGAGGGGGTCGCCCGCGTCGGCCGCATCATCACTGATATTGGCGACGAACAATTAGCGACATCCCTGTCCAGACTTGTCAGATTTTTCGATCTTGGAATCGAGAATATTACTGGCCTGGGATCCGCAATCGCCAAGCTCGACGAAACGTCAACGGCAAGCGCAAGTTCTATCGTGAATCTGTCAACCCGCCTTGGCCGTACTGCGGCAAACCTCGGGTTGACCCTTCCAGAGTCCCTTGCCATCTCCACAGCCGCCCTTGAGGGCGGACTAAGGCCAGAGCTCGCGTCCACGGCCATCATCCGGATTCTGTCGAACCTCCAAACGGACCCCGCATCATTCGCGGGCGCCCTAGGGCTAGACCCGCAAGAATTCGCCCGAACACTAAGGGAGGACCCCCTGGAGGGGTTCCGCGCTATACGTTCGGGCATCGAGGGAGCGGCAGACGAAGGGAGGGCCGCGTCGTTCATTAGGGAAGACCTTGGGTTCTCAAACATCCGCGACTTCCAAACCCTATTGAACTCTGTTATCGACAAGCTAGGAGAGTTCACGGAACAGGCCGAACGGGAAATCAAAACCCAAGAGGCCCTCAATAGGGCAGACGAAATCCTCTCGAAAACGGCGCAAGACAACCTCACAAGGCTAGGCAATGCCTTTGGGGAACTGGCTGATGCCTTCTCTCGATCCGGTGTTATCGGCAACTTGACAGAATTCGCAAACCAACTGAGGGCCACTATTAATGCTATAAGCGACAGTCAAAGCGAAGGCAATAGATCGCCCGCGTCTCAAGCCGCTCGTGGGCTTTTCGGAGTGGCCGGCAACGCCCTTAACGCCCTTTTGGGGGGCGCCCCCGCGCAGAATCTCGACGAAGCTCGGGGCTTTTCAAGAAATGTTGGCGGCACCGGCGACGCAATAGCAACGCTTGCAGGCGTGTCTGCCAACCCACTGCTTGCAAGAGGAGCGGTATCTACTGGCGCAAACCTAGCGTCGGCAGTACGGGCCGGCGGGACAACCACAGCCAGGGGCGGACGCCTTGGCGGTCCACTAATAGCCGCCGCCAGCGTAGCGGCTTCCGCGTTTGCCGACATCCGCCGATCCGCAATTGCCGCCGATATCATCAACAGGGACACAGAAGAATTAAACAAACAGATAGACAACGTAAGATCAATTGCGGAAAGGCGGGAGGAAATTCTTGCCAATGATAGATCAGTGCAAGCCGGGCGCAGGCTCTTAGCAGATCAAGGCCTTACTCAAGAACAAAGGTCGCGCATTGAGACTGAAATCAGTTTCGCAAGAGGTTTCGCACAAAGGGTCGCCGAAATAGAAGCATCGGGAACAGACTTGTCTCCACAACTTCAAGGATTCCTTGACTCTGGAGCGATCGTACCGCGACTTGACCCCGCACAGTTTGCCAGACAAGCCGAAGAAGAGAGGCAAGCCGAACTGGCAGCCAGACCACAGGGGCCAATCTCTGGGATAGGCGCACTCGCCGGCGGTGGCATCGCTGGAGTCCTTGGAGACCTTGCATCGAGAGTCGTTGACAGGGCGGCAGCGGCCACACCAGCCGTTCAGCCTGAAACCTTCCGGTCCCAATTCGTCGCAATCGACGACATCAGGCGGAAGATCCAAGAAGACGCGCTGAGCACCGGAGAAGTCCAGAAGGAAGAACTCGGAGTTCTCAAGGAAATTAGGGACGCGATCCGCGCCCAAACCAACGAAAGGAATTCCGACATAGCTGCAGCGATTCTCTCAAGCGCGGGGATATTTTAATGGCCGAAGCTCCAGCTACCATCGATGAGGGGCTTGAAAACGGCGTCTATAAACTCATTCATCACGTCGGCGGGCAGGGCGAAATAGCGGGCGGCAGTGATGAAAACGGCGAGTTCTTGAATCTCACATATCAAGTCCCCTGGGAATTCAAGAGAAATTTCCTCGATAGCCTTCTGGGTCCAAGTAAGCTTGAAGGCAGCGACGAAAATTCGCTGTGGACAATCAGCCTGCCCCACCAGTGCCCTATTGAGGGGTTCGGGGGCCTCAGGGCATTCACTCAACAGTGGCGATCCTGGGGCACACTGGAGATCCCTTCGGGTATCGAGTATACAGACTTTATCGTCACTGTTCAGTACAGAACCCCCTTCTTTAATGCGAATCTCGGATTCGACATAAATAGTATAACAAACGATCCGGCCGAGCAGGAAAAACTCCTATGGGCGACCCAGAACGTCGATTCGCATCTTGAGACGACAACAATAGGAAAAGGCGAGTGGATGGTCTCCGAAGGGCCAAACACTGGAGAAATTGTTTCAAACGCCCCGACTACCAAAACGGTGGTCATTCTCGACCTCATACTCACATTTCAAAGGCTCCCGTTCTTCCCAAGGGCGACGATGCTTCTAGGAGCCGATGACGCGGTGAATGACAAGCCCTTTTTGGGATTCCCATCGGAAACAGTCAGATATGTCGGAATGTCCACAGAGCTAAAAGCTTGGGTCGGCGGCTTTCGAACGAGGGCTCTGACTCTTAAATTTCAAGTGAGGCCGGAGGCACCCTGGAATTACATGTTCCACAAAGGCATATGGTCTCTTGTGGAGAACACGGAGGCGAATCCCGGAGACCTGTTTAAGCCGAAAGATTTCACCCCCCTGCTACTGCCGACGAGGTTCTGATGCCCACTGGCCGCGAAATACCCAAGTTCCAGCCTGGAAAGCTCACAAAAGAAGACCTAGACAGGCTCGTCGATGGCCTCAATCAGATTTTGAACCTTCGATTCAGCGGGGCGGTCAAAGGCGAAACGTTCTCAAACGCCGGGGCCGTCATGCACGTTGATGAGTGCACTGAATTCATCCCTATTAGGCTTTCCGGCGGGGGGACTGACGGAAAGTATTCATGGGTCGAGGTCGAGCCAATTAAGGAAGTTCCGTTCTGGCAAGACTTGACCGGCGGAAGATCGGGCGACGCTGGAACAAGGCCCGCTATCGAGGATAACGGGAACGCCAACATCGCAATGGAAGCCCCAGGGCCGTTCGTCTTCGCAAGAATCCTTGCGGGCGAGCGAACCCCGAGATTCCAGTTGGGCCAGTGCTAATGGCGAGCATCCCTGGATTCACCGACGGCGAAATAGTCGGCCTCAACAAAGGAGGGGAAACATTCATAAGCCGGGCCTTCGCCGACAAGCTTAACAAAATAAGGGATGGAATCCGAAATGTGCGAAAGGCCTCCGTCTCCGGAAGGCTTTCCCTAGATGCCAGCGGCTTTTCCGCCGAAGACGAAATCCCAGAAATGTTTCGAGCTGTTCTCACTAGCGATGAGAACCCCTATGAATGGGAAATGATCGACAGTGATGCAGACGTGGTGCTGCCGGGGCCAAGCGGCAAAGACAGCGCGGTAGAGTACAACAGAATCGACGGACTCCAAGACGAAGTCGTGTGGATGCAAAGGTGGCCGGGAAACCACTTTAGATTTCAGTTCCACAGAGAGGGCATCACTGAACAGGATCCCCCGTGCACTGGAAACACCGTTAAAATCACAGCGACCAGTATAGTATTCGGCACATTTGATTCGCCTCCGGTTTCCGGCGTATCAGTCACGCTAAAGGACGATCTAGACCAGACAGTTGATTCATGCACTACAGACTCCCAGGGCATGTGCGAACTTTCGTATGGGTCGCCCGGCGAGTTTACAGTAGAGTGGGAATATACCTGGAGCGGCGGTGGTGGTGGAGGAACATGTTCGGGAGAACTGCCACTCAGTATTGTGTCCTGCGTCAACCCAGAAGTGAATCTCACAATATGTTGCGGCAAATCATGTGTCCAATTCATTGACTTCGATACCGGACAGCCCGTGGACGCCGTACCCGGAAACCCAGCAACAGGTCTACCCGAGACATCCCTCTGGGTGAAAGAGGGGGTGGGGCTGTGGTGTAGAGAGTGGAGTCAATCCACAGGCAAGACGGACCCAACAGCACCCGGCCCTGGGTTTGCGACCGGACTATTAGATGGATACTGGTGCTCCACCGGATTGATAGCGTCCGATTGTTTTACGGAACAAACAACGACAGTCAGGATGTACAACAAGGATTGCTGGCTCCTCAATCCCTGTATTGCCTGCGGTCGATGCACGAAAGGCGACATAGCCAGAGACCCTAAAGTTCTCCCGAGAACCCTTTTCGCTATTGCCTCTGGCGGCGGTCTTGATCAATATAACGGGCAAGAACTTAGGTACGACCTTGTGGATGATGGGGGCTATGATTGGGAAACCGGATGCCTGAGAGACAACACCTTCCTGAAGTGGAGCACGGGGAAGCTGGCCCCGCTTACGAGAGTGCAACAGGACATAGAAGCTGGGCCAGGCTGCACGCCTAGCCCAGCTTGCGGCTGGCGCGCCGAAATATGGCTCAGGGAGACGCCTGGAACCCAAAAATGCTCTTGCACTGCGCAATGGTTCGCTGGAAGTATGCTTCAATTCCTCAATTTTCAAGGCGAACTAGCATGTCAAGACACCTTATTTGCAACCAAGAACGATAACTTTGATCCGTGCACCCAACCACCCACTTGTTTCTTTTTCCCTTGGGTGCATAATACTGAGGGCTGCGCCACTTCATTTCTGAATTGCAGGAATTGGGAAGACCCGGCGACAGGCGTCACAATGTCGGGTCCCGTTGACCTAGAAAACATCCCGGTCTTTCTTGTGGACTTCTATAAATCTGTGACCGGGTGCAACAAAGGCTCGGTTGAGGGCACGCCTTGCGACACATTCGTCGATACTTTTGTGGACGTGTTTGAGAAGTCATGCGACCTTGGAAAGACGCCGCCACCCGCACCACCGCCCATTCCATTCGGCGCATTCTTCGCGGGAGGCGATTCCGGCAGTGCGCCTCAAGCGGCATCGCAGCCCGGCTTGCCGCCCGATCAACCAACCGGACCACCACCGCCGCCGCCCTAATAGGAAAACGAAATGGCACAAAAGGTCTTCTCGATCGAATTCACAGACGTCACGGTCAACGCCGGAGCCACGAAGACGGTTGCAGCCGTCATCACCCCAACCGACCAAGGCGTCGCCCTGTTGGGGGTCAACGTCGGTGGAGACTCCACGTCCGGGTCCGTCAAGCCCACAGACGTTAAAGTCTTCGTGGGAGCCAACGACGGATCGGCCACAAGCAAAACACCGCGCCCTCTTAGGCCCGGCCTGGGAAACCTGCGTTCCACAGCGAACGTCAACTACACAACAGAACCGACATACGACACGGCGGAGCCTCTTTTCGAGGGCACGATCCATCCCCAGGTCCCCCGCGAGTGGGTTTTCCCGCCAGGCTCCGGGCGGGAGATATGGACAGAGAATCAAAAGATCATAGGACTCGTTCTCACAAACAAAGCCGCCGCCGCATACGACTTCAGCGGAAGTCTGCTCTTGGTTGAATAATGCCGATTCCCATTGAGACGATTCGCCAGAACGCCGAAGCGGAAAAGGCGAAGCCGTGGCAAGGCGACCATTGGAGACGCCGCCTTGCGGCCCTTGAGGGCGGCGGGTATCGCCCGGCCGCTAAGCCGAAACAAGAGGCCAGAAAAAGGGAGAATTGCTCTGGACACAGGAACGAAAATAGTGTAGAATACAAGCGTCCCTCAGATCGGACCGTCGTCGAGAACGCGCGGGCGATCAAGAGAATCAGGCAGTGCCCGTTCCTGGAACGGCATTCTTGCACCTGGGGGACATGTCGTTTCTGGGAGAAACAAGTGGGGACGAGAGAATGCTTGGCGTGCTTAGATGGATCATTGGCGTTGGAAGATTCACGATCTTCTATGCCCCAATCGTGATCGCGGCGGTCGGTGTCAATGCCTTCGTTACCGAGTACAGAGAAAGGATCAACTCATGCCTCTCGAAAATGAACCAAACGATCGAGAACAACGAGAAGCCGTTCGATCCGGACAAACTCTGGAGGGAAGGCAAGATATCGGAACGTATGCGGCGTGCACTGAAAGGCTGAACGCTCTCGCCTCATGCCATCAGGCCCTAACAGCGTCTTATTGCACGTCAACCGATCCCGAGACACTGGAAACACTGGACACAATTAGGTCCGCAATGGCCGATATCGCTCGGTCCGAAACGCCCCTCTCAGTTGAAGACTACGAGGAATTGACCGATGCCGAAATCGCCGACATCGAACGGGAGCTCGAAGCTGAGGCGGACGAATCCATCGACCAATGCGACGTCGAGCAAGACGGTGAATCATGAGACGATTGAGGACATCAACGCGCAGCCTCCCCACGTGAGCAACGCCAGGGTCGCCGAAAGAGTCGGCGTCTCCAAAGCGACAGTGCACAAGTACAGGAAAAGAAGCCAAGTTCTCCACAGGCGGGATAGGCCATCGGCCGTCTCGCCTAATCTTTTCATTGAGACGTCTCGACCTGAGAGGGTTCTGTTCGTTTCGGACTTCCATGTGCCCTTCCATTGCAAGGACTCGTGGGAGGCTCTTGTGTCCGTCGTTAAAAGCAATGACTTCGACATGATCGTCCTTGGGGGCGATCTTTTTGATTGCTACTCAGTTTCGAGCCACGAAAAGGACCCTTCGAGGGCTCGGACGATCCAGGATGAGTTTGACGAAGGACGCGAGCTATGGAGGGAGCTCGACGAAGTTGCACCGAACTCGCGAATCTACTACATTGAGGGGAACCACGAACAGAGAATCCGCCGGCTTCAGTCGCAGAATCCAGGGCTATTCAGTCTAAGATCAATGGAGCTTCCGATTGCGGCGGACATGCCGAAGCGATGGAGGTTCTTCAAGAACCAATCGCGAATCAAGATAGGGCCTCTATCTATTCTCCACGGCGACATTCGCGGAAGGGGCGGTGGCGGAAAGCACGTCGCCAAGAATGTGCTCGAACAGCTTAGAACTCCCGTCGTATTCGGGCACCATCACCAATTCCAGGATCACTACGAAACGCACGCCGATGGCGAAATTCGAGCCGCGTTCGCGACTGGATGTATGTGCGTTCCGGCGTCGATGGACTACATCACGATGCCGAATTGGCAGAACGGATTCAGGACCATCGAATTCAAGTGGCCTGATGGGATATTCGCCATGCGAAGCCATCTCATCATCAATGGCCAGACCCTTTACGAAGGTGAGTGCCATGGGCGAGCATAGTCGCGCCTCGGAATTGATCGACGGGATTGCCGAGGCCGGGTGTGGAACAGACGTGAATCTTGTCGGATCCGGGCCGTCACTGGATGCCGAACCGCCCCCAGAAGCCGGCGGCGGAATCACCATTGCGATCAATCACTCGATCCGCGTCGTGCCAAGGGCGGACGTCTGGATGGCCTTGGAAGACAAGCGAAGGTATTCCGGGCTTGAGCAGTTCACGTCCAGCCCCGACATCGCAAAGGTCATCGATTCGCGCAAGGCGGGGGAGTGGCGGGCGGACGGGACGACTTATGCGGCTGAAGTACATGGAATCGCCGATCCGGGGACGTATCTCTTGGGAGACGACTTGCCAAGAAGAGTTGATAGGCCGGAGTCAAGCTGGGTGTATGCAGACTCGTTCCTAGCCGCCTTCAAGTTGTCTCTTCTAATAGCCAAAGCGGGCACAGTTCGCCTTTATGGAGTCGATATGGACGCACAGGACGGGGCCGTCTATTCTTCGGCCGTAGATGGCGCTAACCCAGGGCACAGGGAGCCAAACGAGATAAAGAGAAGAAACAAAAAATACAAAGCAATTCTCGGCTTCCTTGAGGATGTCGAGCCGGAAATCAAAAGCTGGGGAACAACAGTCCTTTGCTGCTCCCCGAAGAGCGCCATAATCTCAAGGGGCCTCTTTCATTGAGAGAACGAACTAGGCTCCCTAAATCCCGAAAACGGTACACAGAAAGGCCATCGCCTGAAAGATGGGCGCGATGCTGTCATCATAAGAGTTGCCGATGTGTTTCGCCTCAAACCCAATGCAGCCGACGGAGGCTTCTTCGAAGTAATGGCGAATGTCCTTCTCGGATTCATGGCTGGCGAGGCGTTCGTGATCTTCGAGGCTCAAGCCAAGCCTGGCTCGCCTTACCTTTTTAGGCGCGCTGACGTAAAACAGAACGAAATTCGATCCGGGGCGTCTGAGAATCCACTCCATCTCGTTCTGGAAGCGGACGTCGGGGATGATAAAGAGGTCGGGGCGGTGCCCGGAGTTCGTCCTTGCTTCATTTTTTATGAATTCCTCCATCTTGAGAATCCAGTAGTCGGGGTTCTCCGCCCGACGCTCCATTCCTCGTTTCTGAAGGGCCTTCCTCACTTCCGGGGGCGTAGGCTTGGCTCGCAGACTGAGTAGGCTTTTTCCGGTGTGTTCGTGTTCTTCCCGCCGGACGTGATCGCCAAAACCGCAGATGTGAATGGCCTCGAAATCGCCGTAGTCCCCAAGAAGCCCGGCGATGTGTTCTGCCAAGTAGCTTTTGCCCGACCCCGACTGGCCTGCGAGCCCGATGATGTAGTTATCTCCCATCGATTTCGCTCCTCTCAGTAATTCCTGGTTTGGCGAAAAGTGTTGCGTGATATGTGAGTTCGCCGTGATCGAACACATCAAGGCCAAGCATCGCCATGTAGTCGTTGACCTTTCTGAGTGCCTTCTGAACAAGGGGCGACGACTCAGTGACGCCCTCAGATATCAAGCATTGGTGCCTTTTCGCGTTGCTTCGGAGCCGTGTCAAGTATATTTTTCGCTCGCTCATTCTGTCTGTCCCCAATGATCCTTCTGTGTTCTTGGGTCGCCCAGACATGGCCGAAGACGAGCCAGAAAATGTCTGACCAGTCGCCAAGATTGAACTTGAGGCCCTTCAGGGCATACGTGAGTTGCCCGTCCTCTGTGATCGTGAATGGATGGAGGCCCACCATCAGAGCGGCGGAGAGTTCACACGACGCCCCGACAGAAGATTCCCACTCTGGGAGAAGGACGATGTTGTTGCACTGCGAGAGATGTTGAAAGTCTTCTCTCAAAAAACAGGCCCGCTCCAACGGAGTGCATTCGCCACTTCCCAAGGGAGTAAGCCCCTCGTTCTTCGGAAGCGTGTGAGGATTGATGACGTGTGTGTCGTATGTCATCGCCAGCCAGATTGAAACGTCCTTGAACTCATCCTTGTTCAAGTCTGGCTTGCCGCTCATTGGCCCCGAAACGTAGATTCCGCCTGAAAGGGAACCCGTGTAGGTGTACGGACGTCCGAATATCTCAATTTTGCGATCAAGGATCATAGGAGAACCCCCATCTTAGGGAAAGATGTCGTTATTGTGGTATCCGAACCTCCACAGTTCCGTCTGCACCGAGTGGGCGCGATGCCAGGCATCATCGGCGAGACGGACGGCTTCCTGGAGGGCGAGAATTGACGCACCTGGATTCAACCTCGGTCGCCTCACCTGCGCGTCGCGGAGACGGCGGTGAGCGTCCCACGCATCAGCCAAGGCCCGTTTCATCTCTCTGTCATACTTCTCCCTTGCGTCCTTGTCCTTTTGTTTCAGAAGAGAATGAACGTAGCCCACCTTGAAGGTGGCGGACTGGACGTCGTTGTGAGCCTTGTAGGCAAGAGCGTCTTCATAGACGGCGGTAAGGAAAGCCACTGAAGCGACGATGGCGGAAATCATTGGGCTGGCGTCTCCAAACCAAAGGTGGTCGGCACCCCGAACATCTCAAAGCATACCCGAAATCCGTTCCCATGTCAATAGGAGTAACCAAGTTTCAAAAATAATTGAATGTCCGTCCGAATATTGAGAATGCAATGACCGTCTAATGATAGACAGTCGCTCTACACCATTCCCGTTTGGCAACCGGCGGGAACCGTTGAATAGACGGAAACCCAGAATGGGGAGTAACTTGGGGCAGAATAGCTCAAAAACAAGGCGCTCGCGTCCCGGCCGACATACCGGGCCGTCGCCTTGGCGGTTTCGTGTGGCTTCCGCGCCCTGTATGTTCTTCTCACACTCTGATTCCGTCGCCGGGCGTCTTCCATACAGAAGGCGTTTGCTGCCCTATTCCGGAGGGGCTTCGTCACCCCCAGGGCTGAAACATCTGTTTCCTCGCATAATGAAATTCCGGGCTCTGCTGGAGGCTTGCATCCCGGTGGCGATACGCCCACCTCTCGGTGGGGAACTATTCGGGGAAACAGAGGCTTCGCCGGCTTCCGGCTGGACTTCCAGCTAGAAACAACGCAACGGAGAGCACAGAAGACTCGCCTCCGGATACGTACTAGTATCGCCGGAAAGCCGACGGTATGCGCAGTGGGAATAGTGAAATCATGCGAAAGTTCATCAACTTAGTGAAGATTAAAAATCCCCAGCTTGGGGTTGACATGGACTTGGAGTTGGTGTAGAATGCCCTCAATCGAAAACCGAATGGCTTCTCGGGGAGGCAAAGCATTGAGGATTCACAACCTGAGGTTCGGTCTTGCGACGAATTCGTCATCGACGCACTCGCTGATCTTTCTAGAGCCGGGAGCTGAGCGAAAGGCCCACGACGACTGTGAGAGCGGAAACTACGGGTGGAAATACTTCACACTCAAGAGTCAGGGTGAAAAGGCGAAATATCTTGCAATCATGGTTCGCGACCAGCTTGTCGATCAGGTTCCCGACGGATACATTAGGGTGCTTCTGAACGACTGGTTGGGAACAGACGTTTCCGACGTGGCCGAGTCCGGCTATGAGAACTACACATATGTCGATCACCAGTCGAGATACACCTTCCCGCTTGCATACGGCCACAGAGTGATCGACGAAGAATTCATCAAGGAGGTTTCGGCCCTTCTAAGGAGAAGCGACGTGGCGGTCCTCGGGGGGAACGACAACGACGATCGAGATCACCCCCTTTTAGGCTCCGGCTCGACGTTCAGCCTTCCGCTGCCCCAGGATTCGCGGGACACCCTCGTTTGCCGCAAAGATGAGAAATACGGCTATTGGGCGGTCTTCAATCGCGACACGGGGACGAAGGTCCGGTTCAGCTTGTCAGCCGACTCGCCGGAATTCGATTTGAGCCCGGAGAAGTCATACGCACCGGAACTGGTTGATCTCAAGATAACGGACTATTGTCCGATAGGATGCCCGTTCTGCTATCAGTCATCGACAACCGAAGGGGGTCATTCCAAGGTCTTGGAGTCCGGAATACTCGAAGCTCTTGGAGAGGCGAAAGTTTTCGAGGTCGCCATTGGCGGCGGGGAGCCGACTCTTCACCCGGATTTTACTGGCATCTTGAAGGAATGCCGGAAACTTGGAATGGTTCCCAATTTCACCACGAAGAGCCTCCTTTGGCTCAAGAAGCCCGATCGGGCTAAGGTCGTCCTTGAGAATTGCGGGGCGTTCGCGTTCTCGGTCTCCAAGTTGAGCGAGGCGATCAAGCTCATGAAGCGCCTCAGCGAACTTGGGGTGGACCCAAGGAAGGTCAACCTTCAGCTTGTGATGGGCGTCGTGAGCCGCAATGAGTTCAAAGGCATCCTCTCGCTTGCTGAAGATCGCGGAGTTCGCGTCACCCTCTTAGGATTCAAGCACGTTGGATTCGGGGCGGAATATGAGCCCGATCATCTTTTGGACTACTCATGGTGGCTCGACGTCGTTCAAGAACTGAAGGAGGCCTATCGTTGTCCGCCCATTGGCATTGACACGGCCCTTGCGTCCGATTATCGAGAGGAGCTAAACAAGAAGGGGGTCTCCCGAATGCTTTACGAAACTCAAGAGGGGAAGTTTTCGTGCTATATCGACGCTGTCACGAGGAAGATCGGCCCGTCCTCCTACTGCAATCCGAGCCTCATGAAGGGGTTGCACAAATCCAAATGCTGGCTCGAAGAGGACATCTTGGAGAAATTCGCCCAATTTTGATCTTGACACAGGAAGCGAATCCTGTTACAGTATCACAAGTCCGATTCACAACCCTTCCGTCTACAGAGGAGCAAAGCTCATGAACAATGAAGACGAGTTCGATGGGTGTTTTCTGGCGTCCCTAACCGGCATCGGCGTTCTTTCCATCGCGTCGATCGCGTTTTTCGTCTGGGTCGTAGTCAAGCTCATGGCTCACTTCGGAGTTTTGTAACACCAAGTGCACTGAAAAGCTGAAGCGTTCAGTCTTTCAGTGCACGCACAAAAGGCGAGAAAGCGAGGCAGGTCGATAATGGAGGCGACTCAGGAACAGATCGATGAGCAAGTCAAAGACGCAATTATCCTCGTCAGGTCGATGGCGGCGAAATGGTCAAAGGTGGGACAAGGAATTCCAAATTATGAGGACTACGAGTCGGCAGGCAATGAGGTCATAGCGGAAAGCCTCAAAACGTTCGATTCCTCAAGGGGGGTCACATTTGCGGCCTACTGTCACCGGGCTCTTGTCTGGAAATTCACCCAAGAAACGAAACGCCTAATGACGGGGGGACTTGCGTGGACCGGAGCTTGTCGCAAGAGAATAACGGACCTCATGATCAAGGAGAAATTCAATGATGCGGAGTATGAAGAGTTCCTTCGGTCAGTTGAATCCCGAGAGACGAATCACGAAGACTACATCGACTTCATCGACGCCAAGGAAGAACTCAAAGCGGGAATGACACCTGAAGAAAGAGGCGTGTTCGAGGCTATTGTCCAAGTCGCTCCACAGTGGCTTCTCAATGCCGATTACGCCAAAGAGGCGGGCCTTACGTACAATGAGGTCAAGTACATCAAAGAACAAGCACGAAGAAAGGCGAAAGAGAATGCAGGGCGAATTCGTTTCGGAGCTTGAGCGATTGTCCTTGGAGAGCGCGGCTGATATTGAGGCCGGGTGCTGCGAAGGTGAATCGCCGAACTGCGCTGACGCTGAGGACACAAGCAATCGTATTCTCGTCGTGAACAAGCACGACGTTGAACAGTATCGAGTCCTCGAAAAGGACGGCATTGCGGGGATCAACGCGCTTTTTTCCAAGTGCGACTTCCATACGGTGGACCGCGACAGAGCGGAAAGGAATACTCTGCTGCTTCAAGTTGTCCCCTACGTGGTCGTATTCGCTCCCGTTGACGGCGAAACGAAGGTGCTGGTTTACAACAGGGGCGAAATTGAATCCGAGGGACGGCTTCACGGGAAAACGTCAATTGGCGTGGGAGGCCACATCGAATGGGAAGACCTGGACGCCGCCGACGGAAGCGCCCTGCGGGCCCTGGAGGTTTGCGCGCAAAGGGAACTCTATGAGGAGTTTGGGATCTATTACCCGCACACGACCCAACTCTATTATGATTCGCTGATCTATGACGACTCCAATGACGTTGGCAAGGTTCACCTTGGTGTTTTGATGAAGGTTTTGACCTACAGGCCGGAGCTTTTATTTTCCAGGTTCGATTACAATTGGGAAAGCCAGGCGAACCTTTCAAACGCCCTTGATAACATGGAGCCCTGGTCTCGGGCTGCCACCGTTAGGCTTGGGAATCAGCGTGCTGTTGAAGAGCCGTCACTGTTTTACGTCTCCTACGACGGTCCGGACGGCTCGACGAAAGTCGATCTTGCTTGGGCGGCGAAGGCTGCCGACGTCTTGAGCAAACTTAGGGAGTCTGAACTTCGGGACAATGGCAAGCCACGCCCGAACGCCGGCGTCATCGGCGTTGCGCCCAGGGGAGTCCTTGAGGGGATTTCTCCCTTGAGGCCGGAGCGGGGCTCCGCCGTGTTTGAGTGGCGGCGCGCGGTGTACTGCCGGGTCTTTTCCAACAGCAACGAGGAGGCCAAGTGATGCCAGAACCGCAAGAACAGAACAAGAGGGACGAGACCTGCAGGAAGTTCAGCGAGCTATACAGGGAATTTCCCAAGGAGGAGATCAAGTACAGAGAGGTTCGGGGCCAAAGCCTGGCGTACATTACCGCAAGGTCGGTCATGAACCGCCTTGACGCCGTCTTCGGCCCGGAAAACTGGGAGGATTACTACCAGGTCACTGAGTCCGGTAGATGGATATGCCGGATCACAGTCCACCTTGACGACGGCCGCTCCGTCGTCAAGTGCGGGGCCTCGGGCGAAAACCTGAACATGAGCGATCCGTCCGACATCCCAAAGTCTGGGGCGACGGACGCATTCAAGACGGCGGCGGTGAAATTCGGGATCGGCCGCTACCTCTACAATGATGGAATCGTCAATCTTGAGACGGGCGGAATCACGCACTCTACACGCGAAGAGCCGACGCAGGGCAGCGCTAATCAGTCGAAGCCGTCGGCAAGGAGTAGATCGTCTCAAGAGATCAAGCCCGGCGATTGGCATAAAATGCCGTCGCCCAAACACGGGCGGGCTCTGTTCGCCCGCATCAGAGAGATCGAGGACACATTCAAGGTCAAGTTCCTCAATTCCGTGAATCAGCTAGTCAAGGAGCAATTCGGCGGCGAAACGCGCATTGTTGACCTGGCCGACGAGGACGCGGTGTCGCTCTGGCATGGCGTCAAACAGATACTCGATGAACACTTCGGGACAGAAAGCCCGGCCGAAGAAGACGATTCAGACGACAACTGGCCTAAGTTCTGAGAGTGAAACGAGACAGCGAACAGATCGCCTTGAGCCAGTCGGCCGCGCGGTGGTATAGGTCGCGTGGATTCAATCCACTGCCGAGTCGGCGCGACAGGAAACAGCCTACGCTTCCGACCTATTCAAAGGAAAGAGACGAGGGGATAACAGATGAGATTCTGGAAAGCTGGGACGGACACAATGTTCAACTCGCCACGGGCGTCAAGTGGGGGCTTCTGGTAGTGGACATGGACGGCCCCGAGGCCGTTCGAGTGTTCACTGAAGCCGTTCGCGACAGGAAGATCGCGACCTGGAAAGTGAACAGGAACGGTCATGAGAGCGGGCATTTCTATTTTCGCCCTCCCCCGTGGATGGGCAGGGCTCCATACCTGACTCTATGGGAGAAGGGCGGAGATAAGATCGAGCTCATCGGGGACGGCAGACTCATCATGGCACCGCCATCAATCCACCCTGAGACCGGAGAGCGGTACAGGTTTACACATGATAAGTCCGTCAAGGCCCTTGCCAGGCTTCCGCCGTTCGTGTGCCAGAGGATCGAGGCGATTCAAAATGCAAAAAAACAAGACTTTTATGGGTCGGCCTTTCAGAAGGTCCACAGGGGTGCATGGGCGGGTTCGGACGACTATCGTTCGGTCATGGGCAAGCTTAATCGCAGGGACGTCATGGAGATCGCAGAGAGGGTCGGCATAGCCCCCGCGAGGTTCGAGCCGAACAGCCAGGGATGGCTTCCTTGCTACAGAGACTCTGACGATCGAAACCCAAGCGCATCATTCAACGTTTATTCCGGGGCGTACTGGACGAACAGGGGAGACAAGACGGGCCTTTTTGAACTGCTCGTTTCACGCGGAGAGTTCCCGACAATTCAAGACGCCATTGATGGCGTCAAGTCAAAATACCTTGGAGGGGCGCAATGAGTGAATGGGCGAGTTTCGGAGAGCCTGAGACGGATGAAGAGAGAAAAGAGAGGCAATTGAGGGAAGCACTCACAGAGTTGAGCGACATCAGGATTGATCTTGACCACAAGCAGAGAATGGCGTTTGACTCAGACGTGAGCCTTGCGCTTGAGATTGCCGACAAAATTCGCGAGATCAAGTCCAGTTTCCACTGGCCCCCAGAGCACCCCGGCCGCTCTGGGCGTTACAGGTCAATGGTGTCCATGCTCATCCGTGCGTCAAACTGGAAGAACTGGAAACTCTGTGGTTGCCGCGACAACCCAGAGTGTGATCTGTGTCGCGGAAGGGGGTATCACATCCTATGATTCACTGGTCCTACGGAAACATCTTCAAAACTGAAACGGAAGCCATCGTAAACCCGGTCAATTGTCAGGGGGTCGCCGGCGCGGGCCTTGCGAGGGAATTCAAGAGGCTCTATCCTGACAATCACGAGGCTTACGCATTGAGAGCCAAGAGAGGAGAGATAAGGCCCGGAGTCTTATACGTTCACGATTGCGGGACCGTCGAGCCCAGAACCAACCTCTACAGGTGGGTTATAAATCTCCCCACTAAGAGGGAGTGGCACAGCGATTCAAGGCTTGAGGACATTGAAGGCGGCCTTTCCAGTCTTGCCGACATCATTGAATTCTTGGAAATCCGATCCATCGCGATTCCCGCTCTTGGGTGTGGGCTTGGAGGCTTGAGATGGGAAGACGTAAAGCGAGCCATAGAACGAGAGCTTGGCCACCTAGAGGGCGTCTTCATCCAAGTTTTTGAGCCAGCCGACTGATGAAGACAAGAGACGAAATACAGGCTGAAATGGTTGACGCCGTCGCGTTGTGCGTGGAAAAGTCGAACTCCGCTGTCATTGAAGCGGCGACGGGGGTCGGCAAGACGAAGGTCGCCGCAGACGTCGTTCGCCATTTATCCGAAGCCAAGGGCTGGAAGGCTGTATTTCTCGTCGATGAGGTCAATCTAAGGGAACAGAGCGCCCTGGCTCTCGAACACTGGGGCCTCCGGGTCGCCGTTGAGGGCGGGGAAAGACGCGCGTCCGATCTTGAGCTATTGCAAGCCGGGGAAGTCGATGTGCTTGTCGCAACGCGACAGACGCTAGCACGAAATGGGACAGGGGAGGCAAGGTATCGGTCTGCGCTTTTTCGACTCGGATGGCCCAAGGCTCATATCCTCATTGTGGACGAATGCCACGTTGGAATCACGGGTAAAGAACTCAAGGCTGTTCGCAGTCTCGTTAAGCCGGAGTTCACCCTTGGCCTTTCGGCTACCCCTTATCTTTCCAGCGGAGTTAAGTTAGTTCCGGAGATATTCGATGAAACGGCGTACAGATATCCGGCGGAAGACGCCGATGGGAAGCCGGGCGCGATTTCCAACGGGCACCTTGTCCCCCCTTATTGCCTTGACTGCCAAACATCAGTAGACCTTCGGGGTCTCAAAACGGCAATCACCAGCTTCGGCAAGGACTACAATTCGGGGGAACTAGACAGGCTTCTCGCCGAGCATGTGGGCGAACTTGTCAATGCGGCGCGCCAGCAGATCGAGTTGAACGGCCCGGCCACGAGGGGGATCTGCTTCTGTTCTTCGGTGGCGCTGGCCGAAGCGTTTGCGTCTGTCTGGCGATCGGTGGGATGCACGTCTGAGGCAATGCATGGGCAGAGTCCTGACGCCGAAGCCATCAAGGCGAAGTATCAGAATGGGGAGATCCAAGTCCTTTGCGTCTGTCAGATGGGCACGAAGGGGTTTGACGACCCCCCGACCGACTTCCTCGTGTTGGCCCGGCCGACGAAATCATATCCGCTGGCCCGTCAGATGGTCGGTCGGGGGCTTCGCCTGTGCCCGGAAACGAACAAAACGAGATGCCTTATCATTGGATTTGCGTGGCAGGCCGACGAAAGCGCGGAGCCCGTCTCTGTCTTGGATATCTTCTCCGAGGGCCTTCCCGAAAACGTTCGCAGCATTGCGAAGGGCATATCTTCCCAAGCATCGCGCGACGGCGGGGCTGTCAATCCTCTTGATATTATCAACACGGCAAAAATTGAAGCCGAATCCAGGGAAAGGGCTGGCAAAAAGCCATACACCCTGGCTTCCGCTGAAAGAAGAGACGTCGAGCACAAAGTCAGAATTCGCGACATATTCGGAAACGAATATGAGGTCGCCGGGGTGCAGCCAATCAAAGACGATCTTCCGGCGGAGGAGGCGGCGGCTGAATCTCAGTTGAGACGACTTGAGGCCATCGGGGTTCCCAAGTCGAGGATTTCAGGGATGACGTCAGGAACAGCCGATCGGATTCTCCACTTCTGGGAAGGGCGCGGAGAAGCCGGAATGAGCACGTACAAACAGGCGAATCTCATCATGAAGCACAAGAAGGACATGGACATGAAAGCAATATGCGATCTTACAAAAGACGAAGCGAGTCGGATTATTTCCAAGATCATGAAAAGGTGGAAGAGATGATTGACTTCAATCAGGTCGAATGCCGCCGCGCCTCGCCGGAACGAGAAGCCGACTACAACATTATGAGGGAGCTCCTTGCTCTCTACTTGTGGGCCTACGTACCCAAAGGCTCTAGGGCGGCAATGTGGCTTCACTATGGCTTTGGAGGTCCAGCCAGAACTCCACAAGAGGTCGCCGACATACTCGAAATCGACGTTCAGGCGGTTCACAAGAGGCTTTCGTTCGGAAGGGACAAGCTTTTGGAAACAAGCAAGAGCCCCAACGAAGCAAGGGAAGTTGTCCGCCGGCGATGGACCCGCAAGATTACTAAGGAATTCAGGCGTCCTTGGGAGATTTTCCCAAACTGGGGTTGACATGGGGTCAAGGCTGTGGTATAGTTTGTGAAGTCGCGGGCGAACACGAACAACGAGGCATTTCACATGCGGAGGCCCCAAGTGAATCAAAAAGAAAAAGAAATAGTCTTACTTGCATGCGCTGACAAGACCGTGGAACGTTCATTCCTTGATTACCTCGATCCCGATATTTGGTTGTTTACCGTTAATCGCGAGGGCGATTCCGAAGACCTTGAGGCGTTCGATTTCCGACTTGGGATAGCCGTGGGGGACGTCCTGCCGTCAGTCGTCGTTATCTCCTCGGGGTACGCCGACGACGGCCACGAGGAAGCGGCCCGCCTTTCCGAGAGGATTCGGAAGTGCGGCTACCCCACTGTGTATCTCTACGATCCAGGGGTGGGGCCGCCCGATGAACTTATCCACATCATGTTCGACTTAGTCAAAGCCACTCCATTGAACTCAGAAGGCGCTGGAGACATTCTTGAATTAGCCTGCCACGGAGAGCCGCGATGATTCACAAGAATTCGAATATCCCCGAGGACTGCCTGGTTATGTGCCACACTTGCGATGAGGTCGAATACAAGAGCGACCTTAACCTTTGCGTGGCGTGTGAACACAAATACTGCCACGATTGCAGCCAGTGGGTGTGCAAACCCGAGGACGAGACTGACGGGGAATACATGTGCCTCGAATGCATCGACGAGGAAGTCCGCCGAGACGGGGAAATCAGCATGGGAGGACAATCATGACCGCCGAGCCCACCAGCAAACTCCCCGAAGTTACGGTGGAGGAGCTGCTCAGTCGCGGCCCGTGCTGGACTGAAAACAAGGTCCGAGCCGCCCTGAGCGGCCGAGAGCGATGGACAGCGCTGGACATCCTTGCGGCTTCCGATAAAGACATTCCTCACCACGCAAAGCTGTGGGTGATTCTTCACCCACAAGCCTCGCCTTCCGGGATCGTCTTACTGGCTGTCTGTTGGTGTGTTCGCCATACACCCTTGGGCGACGGGCGTACTGTTTGGGGCCTGCTCACCGATAAGCGATCGCGGCGCGCGGTCGAAGTGGTCGAACGGTACGCTCGGGGGCAGGCGACGCAAAGTGACATTAGGGACGCCTACGCCGCCGCCGCCGAAGCCCATGCCGCCTACAACGCCGCCTACGCTGCCCATGCCGCCCGTGCCGAAGCCCATGCCGCCTACGCCGCCGCCGCCGCCCATGCCGCCCGTGCCGCTGCCCGTGCCGCCTACGCCGCCTACAACGCCGCCCACGCTGCCCATGCCGCCTACGCCGCCGCCGCCGCCGATGCCGCCGATGCCGCCCGTGCCGCTGTCCGTGCCGCCCGTGCCGCTGCCCGTGCCGCCCGTGCCGCCCGCTTAACCTACGTCGCCGCCGCCGATGCCGCCGTTCAGGCGCAAATCCGAGGCATCGAGCGGCTTATTCGTGAATACGCCCAAACGGGCGAATTGCCTGAGATTGAGAGCGAAACATGAGATACAAAGAGGCGGCTGCCAACATCGGAAGCAATGTCCAGGCGCGGACCGCCTATAGCGGCGTCTACACCGGACAACTCGTTGAGGTCTTAAAAGAGCCGAAGAAACCGTGGAGGGGGCTCATCCTCATCAACGGCGTACTCAAGCCGGCGAGGTTTGAGTATGGCCGTCGAGACCTTCGGGGGTTTCGCCCAGGAACGGTCATCGAAGTTGGCTGCGTTAATATCAGACTGACCGAGGCCGTCGGCGCGACATATCTTGAGGCGATGGAGCGTGAACTTCGAGAGGTAGATGGGCTGATCGAGATGCTGCGGCCATCCGGTCAAGACACAGCAACACACCATGCAATACGCCGCTCACTTCAGAATCGCATCGACGAAGAACGCAGGCTCCAAGAAACCAACCCACAAGAGGAGACCTGGAAGTGATTGATAACCCCGTCATCGTCGAGTCGAAAAGCCACGACAGACTTTTCTTCGGATGGCTCGTCGAGTGCGGCGAAGAGGGCGTCGTTTTACGCGACGCCAGGGTGATTACTCGCGTTGGACGGCCGAACGATCCTGAAGGAATCGCAATGGCCATCGAAGGGCCTGGCCCATACGCAATCGCCAGCCCCGTTGTTCCGATGATGGCGGCGAAGGGCGTCACAGTCATGTGCCAGCTACAGCAGTCTGTGGCCTCGGAATGGGCGAATTACCCTTGCTCTTGATTGCGCCGCCCAACCCTCATTCACAATGGAGCGAGCGTGGAATCCAACACCATCGGAGCCATCATGAAGTCCGAATCAGGCCGTGTCAGTCGCGTCGTTCGTGTCGGAGAGTCGATCGCCGACGCCATCGAACAGGCGGCAAACGGAGAACAGATTTTCCTCGCTTCGGGCACTCACGCCCTAGACCGCCCGGTGAAGATTCAAGACAAGCGCGATATTGAGATCATCGGGGCTGGGCGGACGGAATCGAGGATCAGAGTTTCGCCCGACTTGGAGCCTCCCGAGGGCCAGCAAGACGCGATTGCGTTCGAGATTGGGTCGAACGTCAAGAGGCTGACGATCAGCAGCATCAGCGCGTTCGTCGTCGATCGCCCTTCGGACAAGAGGCTTCAGTTCATCGGCAGTCGGGGCGGCACAGACCTTGTGTCCGACGTGATCATCAGCCACCTTCACGTTCAGGGGTTCAGCGTTGGGATATCACTCGCGACCACTCCCCGGCATGATATCCGCGACGTGGCGATCCAGCACTGCCACGTCACCGAGTGCCACGGCATTCCCGACGGTCCGAACATCGCACCTGGGAGCGGATACGGGATTCACCTGAGAAACGTCCAGGGTGGCGAGATTGAAGGCTGCCGCATTGAGGACTGCGACCGTCATTCGATCTATGTCTCCGAAGGGCAAGGCCCCGTCTACGTTTCAGGAAACCTGATTCTTTACCATGACTTTCATGGGCGCAACGCCCGCACGTGGAATGCGGCGCTACAGGTCGCGAGAACGCAAGACGTTTCGGTTGAACGCAACCTCGTACTCGATTCTTTTTCGGACGCCATTGGCGTTCATCATGACGATCGGACTGGCGAGTTTGATCCGACGAACACGGCACTGATCGGCAATCAAGCGATCGGTTATCACCACGCCGGGCTCTGGCTTGCGCTTGATGAGGGAGTCAGCCATGAGTGCAATCGCTACGTCCCCAACATGGCGCCTAGTGACCGAAGGTCGGCGTCAAGGCGGCGGCCTATATCGTGGGCCAAGGAGCCTTGGGACACATCGAGCCCTATCGACTACCGGGGCTCGCTCAAGAGAGAAACAGAGCCCGAATTTTGGACGGAACACAACGGGGGCATCGCGAAGCTGGAAGGCGGCGTTTTGGTGGACTCGGCCGGATGGGAGATCGCTTTTGTCCCCAACGCCCTAGGCCTTGCAAGCGACGGGCCTTGGCTGTACGTGCCAAGCGAGGGCGGCGTCGATCGGCACATGCCTGGCTCGCGTTCGGAACCTGTTATGCCCGGATACCTTGGCCGGCTTCTCTGGCCCACGGTGGTCAAAAATCGCATTTACGGCGTGCTGCCCGACGGGTCGGTTGTCGGGTTTCCGACGAGCAGGGAGGCTAATCAGCGGAAAAACGTCGAGTACATCAGAGACCCCGGTATTGAGCCGCCCGTTCGATTGAGCAGGCAATTCGATCTCCGGCAAAGTGTCGAGTACATCAGAGACCCCGGTATTGAGCCGCCCGTTCGATGGCTCGGATCATGGGGCAACTCACTATTCCTGTTCGACGGCATTAGCATTCAAGAGTTCGGCCTATGAGCGGCGGTGAACAATGCGCTCGATGCAAGTCAGTCGGTGTTGACCGGAGGACGCTGTGGATGTCGTGTTTATATGACATGTCCGAATTGGACGTGCCGTTCAAACGAGTCACATTCGAAAATCCGGGGTTGCCGCCATGCAAACGAACGTTCTACACGCTAAGGGTGTGCAAGCGGTGCCGATCCGAGTGGATGGGCGCAGTCCGATGTTGGTTCCATGCGCCGCCGCTGGGGGAGGATGGCGATGCTGGCGATCCGCAAGATGGATCGGAAGTCGGATCGGGGATTTTCGTTCGGGAGTTGGGGGTCAGCCGTGAGATCACCCTGGAAGAATGGGAGAGGCGTCAAGAGGAACAGAGCACAAGGGAGGCGGACTCATGAGACAGATCGAGGAACGCTACGCCGCACTGGTCTCCAACGTTCTTCGCTACGGCGAAAAACGGCCGACCACGAAAAAGCTGAAGGACAGCGGCAAGCCTGTCGGAATCACAGAGTTGCCACACCAGTTCTTCACGCTCGACGATATCAATCGGGACTTTCCGATCCTTGGGTCAAAGTACGTCGATTTTCACAAAGTCAAAGGGGAACTGCTTTGGTTCTTGAGCGGCTCGACGAACGTTAGGGACTTGCATAAGCACAATATCCACTACTGGGACCCCTGGGCTAATTCAATAGGCGAACTGGGGCCGACCTACGGAAAACAGTGGAGGGAATGGGAAGACTGGTGCGTTGTCCTGGGGAGCGATCCAGATCATATCGACCAGATCAAGAATCTCATTGACGGCATCGACGGCGTAAAGAAATCGCCCGAATCTTCGGATTCGCGCCGGCTTATCGTGACAGCCTGGAACCCGGTGGACCTGCCCGACATGAAGCTGCCCCCCTGTCATTACGGGCTCGTCTGCCACGTGGATACGGGCGGCAGATTCCTCGATATGCTCGTCACTCAAAGGTCAGCCGACCTATTCCTTGGCGTGCCGTACAACATCGCGAGTTATGCGCTTTTGACCCATATGCTCGCATGCTTCAATGGACTTCAGGCGAGGCGGTTGTCTTTCGTCTTCGCGAACGTTCACGTCTACAAGAATCACCGCGACCAATTGGCCGAACAGAAGCGTCGGCTAAGCGAGGCCCAGACCACACCCGTCAGGATTCGCTTCACGGGCGGCTGTGCGGATATCGACGGGTTCAAGCTGGAACACATGCACCTTGAAGAATACAATCCGCTCGGTCCCCTGCACGGGGAGGTCGCGGTATGAGTGACCACCCCCGCCGCGTCAACGCCATCTTCGCCGTCGAGCGCAACTTCGGCCTATTCGGGGCCAAGGACAAGGCCGGACGCTATTACACGCCCTGGCATTGCCGCGATGATCTTCGGCGGTTCGCCGCTATCACAAAAAGCGGCACGGTCATCATGGGGCGAAACACTGCTGAAACAATATCCAGGCCACTCAAAGGACGGACGAACATAGTCCTCCGCCGAGAGATTGATGGCTCCGACAGGTTCAGCCGGGTGGGATTTCATCGGGCGGATTCGCTGTCATACGCGCTACGGATTAGCGGCGAAAACCCGTTTATTATCGGTGGGGCACAAGTCTTAAAGGCTGCGTTCGAAGAGGACGTCATTGATCGCATTTATCTGAGTCTTATTCATGGAGGGGGGACTAACATTGAAACTGGGCCTGCCTCTATCTATTTGGATAAAGAGGTCACGATAAAGGCAAGGCTTGGCTATCACTGCATTCACCGCGAATCGTGGGGCGACCACGATTTCCTCATCCTCGAACGACGCCGAGAGCCGACAGGCTTGGCGTGGTGAACCTTAACACAAGGAGAACTCCAATGACGCTGACAATATGGGTCGGCGGGCCGAAAGTCTTGCCAGTGCAGCCCCCAACGCCCGAAGGGGAAATCGAGCAAGCTGTTCGCCGTGTGATACGGGAAGTGACTGGCGAAGAGCCAGGGGCGGTCATCGTGGTCACTCGCGACACAGAAGACCCGTTCGTCGCCGTGGCGATGAACAGAAAGAGGGCGTACAGGCCCCTAGGCGTGCAGGGGCAGTTTGCCGAAATCAAGAAATGGATTCGCGACTGCCGGGCGGGCAATCGGCGCAGTTTTCAGTTTTCCATTTCCGAGGGGCTGCTCGAAGATCTTCGCACAGACCGACATCCCAACCAGCAGGACGACCCAAAGGAGGCGATTGAGGAATGTAAGAGCCAGGCGGTTGAACTTCAACGCACAATCGACCGGCTTGAACGAGGAATCAAGGATATTTATCCGTGAATCCGCACCAGGAACTACAGTTCCGACTTCACATCCAAGATTTCGCCAGGGCTCCGCATGTCTCCGAATAAGGCGATCGTGGTTGGAATTGATCCAGGCTCTAATGGTGGGATCGCCGTCATACGCCCAAACGGCAAGGCGGAAACTTACAGGATGCCCACTCATGACGTCGAGAGAATCAATAGGCGTTCCGTGAAGGTTGTCGATGGAGACGAATTAAGCCACATCCTTGAAATGACCGCTGCCGACTACATCTTCTTCGAGGAAAACGAAGCATGGAGGGGGGACGGAGCCAGCGCGTTTACGCATGGTTGGAATTACGGAGTGGCGTTAGACTGCGCAATTCGCCGAACACACCCATCGCGAAGGTCGATTCAAGCCAAGCTTGAAATGGTTCGGCCGAAGGCATGGCAGCGAACACTGCTCAAGATCAGGGGGAAGTTTGACAGGAAGGACACGAAGTCGGCCGCAATCCAATTCTGCCAACAGAACTGGCCCGGCGCAAACCTTACCCCAGGAAGGATGAGGACTCCCCACACGGGGATGGCTGACGCCCTCTGTATTGCGTCTTATGGGAGAACCGAAGTGCTGAAGATCGGAATTTCGAGAAAATCCCGGAATGGGAGGGGTTGAAACGTTGCCCTGAGATATGATATAATACGACGAAAGCGGCGTGTAGCTCAACGGCAGAGCGGTCCCCTTATAAGGGATTGATTCGGGTTCGATTCCCGACACGCCGATCAGGCCCCGTGGTCTAATGGCTAGGACACAGGCCCTTCAAGCCTGTAATGCGGGTTCGACTCCCGCCGGGGCTAATGCGGCGCTCTTGGCCAACTCGGCACAGTCCGGGGTCAAACTGGCCGGTTGTGACGGCCAAGAGCGCCGCTTAATCCACGGGTGCCCTCGGCGGGAGTCGCGGTATCACCACATCGGAGCGAGACCCCAGAACGGAGATAAGATAGTGCCGTCCGAGAGATCAATCAGACGCAAGGAAGCGATCAACTTCAAGGGGACCATCCTTCCAATTGTCCGAAAGGGTCGGTACGGAAGAGCCTTTGTCGTTCCAAACCTAATGGGCGACATGGGAAGCGATGCAATCGAGTATGGATACATAATCGTGACTACGGGCAAGAACAATGAGAAAAACATTGAGGCTCTATTGCTAGACCCCGACTCTCCAAGGTTAGAGGAGATCGACCGAAGGGAGAAGATGGAAGAGATTCGGGAACTGGCCCTAGAAGCAATCGAGGCGCTGTTTGCAAACACGGCGGACTTGTTCGAGAGACTAGAGGAAACCGGAATTGACGAATGGTCCATAGAATACGCTCAGAACTATGCCAATTGGGCAGGCAAGCTCAAGGAGAAGCCTCTTGAACAGATCGCTTAGGAGCGATGAGAGGGATCGCCTTGCGCTTGTTTTGGCTGGAAGGACTCAACTTGCGAATATCCGCCAAGACGAAACGCTGATATCCGAGGCTCAGCGTCGTTGTCTCGTCATCCCGATATACCGGCCGTTCTACCCGCTCGCAAACCCGCACAGATTTCCTCACAATCACGATCCCACGGGTAAGCGCAGGGAGGCGGCGATAGAGCGATACAGGGCAGAAACGCTCCCCAGAGTAGAAGTCGAAATCGACTGGCCCGGCCTTGTCGGCAAACTTCTTGTTTGCTATTGCTATCCTAAGCCGTGCCACGGCGACATCCTTATCGGCGAACTCAAGAGACGGGGGCTCCAAGAATGAGTGACTGCAAGGCAATTCTTCCCTACTTCGGATGCAAGAGATCACTAGCGAAGGAGATTGTCCCGAGGCTGGGGCGGCACAGCACCTATTGGGAGCCATTCTGTGGAAGCATGGCGGTGCTCTTGGCCAAGGCGCCATGCCCCACGGAGGTCGTTAATGACCTACACAGGGACCTCTACAATCTTGTGATGGTCATCAATCACTCCCAACTTGGGCCAAGATTCTACAGAAAACTCCGGCGTGTATGGTTCTGCGAGTCGCTGTTCAACGACTCAAGAGGATATATGATGGAGACGGCGGAGCAAGAGGTCAAAGTCCCCGACATCGAGCGAGCGACCGCGTTTTTCATAGTTTCATGGATGGGGATAAACGGAGTAGTCGGAACGAAGTCGCGATCGTCTAGCATGGCGAAGCGGTACTCTGGAAAAGGGGGCGACCCGGCGTGTCGGTGGAAGCGCGCAGTAAATTCGATACCCCAATGGAGGGAGAGAATGTCTCGCGTTCAGGTCTGGAACATGGACGCTCTCGCAATGATAAAGAGGATCAAGGACGAGCGCAGCGCGACAATCTACTGCGATCCCCCATACCTCAAAGAAGGCTCCGCCTATCGGCACGGGATGTCCGGGGGCGAGCATTGGGACTTAGCCGAATCGCTCAGTCGCTTTATCGATGCAAGAATTGTCGTCAGCTACTATATGGGAAGCCCCGAGGAAGAGACGGCACTAGGGGAGATGTATTCCGAACGAAATGGGTGGGCGACTGTAGAATTGAAAGCGAGGAAGACAATGGCGAACTCGCTGGGCAAACCGGAGTCAGTCGCACCGGAGGTCCTATTCATCAAGAACGGCGGTGGGTCGCCACCACTGCTCCGCGAATAAGTTTGACGAACGCCAGTACTTGTACATGGAATACCGAGAGCCTAGGGCTAATATGGTGGCGGTGATGTCTGAATCTTCCCGGTGAATTCCAAGATTAGCGTCGGACATCAAATCTAAAAAGCTGGGTGAAAAGTCGAAAAATGTGAGAAAAATCCAGATCCAGGGGCGAAGATCAGCCCACAGATGCCAGCCGTGGGGCGTCCGCGAAAGGTCGTCGTAATACTTCATCCCCTGACGGGTTATCCCTATGACCTTTTCAGATTCGCCCCCTGGGGAGTCCGCAGTTGATTCAAGGGACTCCAAGAGATTCACGTCGATTCCATGTTTTATTGACCGGTTGAGTTCGGGAGAGAACAGACACTCACCGCTTTTCGATTCAGACCAATCCGAGGGCCCAGGCCGACCGCATGTCCCGGCGAACCGAACAAGAGCATGGAACGACTGTGGCCGCATGGGAGACGGGCGAACGGCGGACAAGATATCCAAAATATTATATATATATTTATGGAAGTTTGCGGATGTATATGGATTATGAATTTTGGAGTTTTTCCCCATACGGAAGGGCTCAATCCGCGCCAGATCGGGTTTTAATTCATTCGTTTGAAAGCAAGTTATACTAGCCTTCCCGCATTATCCAGTCTTTCTATTTTATCTAGGCTGTAATGTCTTGCCCTCCTTTCCCGGATTGCCCGGATTGCCTGAATTGCCAGGTTTAACTTGCATGGATGAATGAGTGCATCCATTCACTCACTCATCCACGCAATCACGCCCGCATGGTTGCATGCATGCATTCATCCACCCATTCATTCAACCACTCACGATTGCACGATTGTGTGACTGAATGGGTGACTGCATGCGTGACTGCATGCGTGACTGCATGCGTGACTGCATGAATGCACGCAACCGCGCATGCACTCACCCATCCGTTCGTGACTGCGCGAATGGTTGCGTGCATCCGTGAATTCTTGGTTGAGTGACTGATTGGGCTCGTGCAACCGTGATTGCATCCATCCACCCACTCACTCATTCGCGCTTGGTTGATTGAATCAATGCAATCACGCACTTTCCGGACAGCGCCGATTTCGACGCAATCGCGATTAAGCGCATGATTGCATGGATGTGTGCATCCATTGAGTCCCCGATCGCCCTCCGTTAAGCGGTACGCGCAGTCGGACGGAAGCGGCGGAGAATCACGAAATTCGTCCGACAATTAAACGATAGGCCCACGTGTCCAGGCACGGGATTTGCTGCGCGCGCACGCGCGGGCGCGCGTTCTCCTTAGTTCCCGACCGAACCGGCCACGGCGAGGCGGAAAGCGCGCCAGTTTGACACCGCGAGAGAAAACAGCGAAAGCGCAAACTCTTGCCGCGCAACGACTTGCGGAAGCCCAATGCGTGCATGCATCCATGCAATTGTCGCAAAACCCAGGTGTCCTACTTGACGGCCGGATTTTTCAGTGAGATTTCCTGAAAAGTTTTAAACCTAGCGCCGGCTTGTGCTTGCGTCGATTACGCCGCGATTTTTCGCGAAATCCAGCGGCCGGCAGTTGGAAATTTCGGACCAGCGCGCCTATAGTTCACCAGCGGCGGAAACGAGACCGAGACCAAACACGCAAGACCGGAGGCCGAACGATGGACAATGAGCTTTGGATCGAAATCAGCGTACTCGACGACGAGGGAAGATGGGAGTTTCTCGGGGAATACGAATGGGACGAGGTCTTCAGCGTCACCCGTCGCCACGCAGAGCGCGAAGGCGTCAGCCGCGACGTCGAAGGAAACGCGGTCTTCAGACTTCACCCAAACTTCCCAATTTCCGCAATCGAACTAAAGTACAACGCAATCGGACACATGACGACGGAGGCGATCCAGTGACCGAAACCATTAAGGCACTCCGACGGCTTGTCTACGGCGCATGGGAGGCGAGCCGGAGCCTCCCTGCCGAGCAGACAGGGGAAGCGCGCTACCAAGCGGCAGTAGCGCAGTTCGAAATTGACTTCGCCGAACAGGCGATCGACTTTGGCGACAGCCTGGAGTACGTTCAGGCGATTGACCGCGCTGAGCGGTCCCTTCGGCTCGCGGCTCGCGAGCTCGAAAGGGCTAAGACCGAAGCCGCCCGCGCGGCGCACCCGCTCGGGCTCGTGACCGACTGACCTTCGCCCCCCGGCGCGTTGCCGGGGGCTCACCACAAGGCCGGCCCCGCGTTGGGGCCGGCCACAACATGAGGAGAACGAAGTGACCGAAACTGGGTACGTCGTCACCACCGACGGCCGGGTGTTAGCCCAAATACCCGCCGCCAACGCCTGGGAATTCTCGCTTTGCGACGGGGAACGAGAGTTCCCAGGCGGCTTCGGTGCCGCGACGGAGTGGGAGTTGATCGACGACGCCGAAGTGCTCGTCGCCGACCGCGCGCGGTTGCGATGGGCGTTCGAAATGGCCAGGGAGGAGATTGCGGTTCGCGGCCGCCTTGAGGCCGACTGACAGGCGGCCGGCCTTTGACCCACCGCCCCCGGCGCGCGCCGGGGGCTCAACAATAGGAGCAATCGCATGAACAACCCCTTATCCATCGTCGAGGTCGCTCGGGAAACCGAGAAGCTTCGGCGGAAACTCGAACAGACGAAGCGAGAGATCGCCAAAATTTGGGCCGGCCATATCGCGGGATCGACCCGCCACCGGCTCGATTCCATCATGGCCCGGCGGTCCGCTATCAAGGCCGAACTCCGGATCCTCGCGATCCGCGCCCGCGAAGCCGGATGCGATCCGGTCCGAGCGACTGAGGTTCCTCCTCTTGGAGAAGAGAATTGACATGAAAGTACATCCCGATACGTCGAAGGCGCTGACAGAGGCGCTCCGTCATTGGGTTCTCAACGACGGAGCCGGCCTCGAATACCTCAGGACGATTGTCCGAGAGGCAATCGAGGGCGAACCGAAAATTCCCGGCGAGCCGGCGGGCGAAATTGGGCGGATGCTCGCTCGGCATCGAATAGAGCGGGATTTCATCGATTCGATCCCCCCTGAGGTTGAGGGCGTTTACCTCAACCTCTTGGCCACCGCCCTTCAGCTTGTCGATTGGACATATCTAGTTTCAGTCATCCTTGAAACGGAGGAGCGGACATGAATGAAATCACGTCGGAAGTCCTCAGCCACATTCTCAGCGATCGCGAATTTCATCGACGACTGTCGGAGGCGACGCGCTTAGCTCGCCGGACGTCGCGGCGCAAAGGCGCGACACGTGGAGAATCGCTTATCGGAGCCGCTAAGGCTGTTCGGCCTCATATAACCGGATGGTTATATGAGCAAACGAGCAAGTGTACGGCCGCACACGCGATCGTCAACCATTGCCTCATAAGAGGAATCGAATGGGTGAGCCTCGCCCGCGAGCTTGTTAAAATCGAACGAATCGGCCGGGCCGAATACGTCAGTCCGGCCCCCGAAACGAACCGAAACCCCTGGGCTCCGGCCCCGAGAGCGCCCAAGTACAAAGAGGTGAACGCATGAGCAAATCCGAATACGTTCGAGATGGAATCGCCGTCGTCGAGCGAATCGCGAAGGGCTCCGAGTGGGAGGTCGTCGCCGCGTTTTCGGCTCCTAGCCGCGAACGGATGGGTCTCGCCTTCGAGGCGATCGCCCTTGACGCAAGAAGCGGCCAGTCCGGACCCTGGCGGATTATCTTCCTGTGTCCATCCGGACACATTACGGCCCTATGGTCCGGAACGCTTGCATGGAAGCAAGTTAACGTCGAGTTTGTCGCGACTGGCTCCGACCTCCGGCGCCTCGCGGATCTCTAGTTCGTTCGTTCGTTCAGGTTTTCACATTCTCACATGAGGAGATCCAAACATGACCATAGTCGAGCGCCTCCGCCTCGGCGAAGGCTGGTAGCGCGAGACATCAAAGAACTCACATATTTTCAGACCCCCAATTTCACACATCGGGAGATTCAGATATGATCATCGACGTCACCCAAAGGGTAGGTGAACTCCTCCACGCCCCCGTCGCCGTGCTCAGTCGCCAATGGGGACTCGACGCCAAGAGTGCCGCGACGAACCTAGCGCTCGAAGAGGCCGAAGAGATCCTTCGGAGGGTCTCCCACGTCGAGCCACTCAAACACTGGAACAACACAGCCGACGAATGCGAGTTTCACCGGCTCCAGGCGGTCGAACGGGCCTACTGTTCGTTTGTCCAGGCGCTAGCGGAGGCCGAACTCCACGGAGCGGAGCTTAAGGAACGGCGCTCCTTGTGGTGCCGCCGGAACGACCACGGGGCTCTCGGTTTTAAGGTTGAGCTTCAGCGCGGGCATTGGTCGCGGCATTTCGTGGTCCCCGTCGTCTGCTAGCCCCCCCCCTTTCCCCTCTCTCTAGCCCTAGGGCGCGGGCGCGCCCTAGGGCGCATCCGCAGAATCGGAGAACACATGAACACTCTTCCATCGGTCCCGTCGGAGCGGATTGAAGAATGGCGTTCATTCGGAATCGCTGATTCGTTCGCGATCGTCCTAGGCTCCCGAAGTCGATGGAGCGCGGTCGAAATCCTGGACACCGCCGACTCGTCGGGAGTCTCGCCCGTTACCGCGCTCTGGCTCGTTCTAAGGGAGGATTTCATCGAATCGGAAACTCTTCATGAGTTTATCCGATGGTGCGACGCCTATTCAGAGTCTCGCGGCGCTTCGCCGCGCCGCGAGCGCCTCGACCCGTCCGAGGCGAGCCGCGCCGCCGGCCGCGCTTCATGGACTGCGGGCTTTCAGACATATAATAAATCGCTGTTCCGTTTCGGGTTCGACGGGCCGGCGTCGAAAAGGCTCGCCAGCGCGGCCGCACGCGCGTGCCTACGTCTGCAAATCTGCACACTCCGAAATCTGATCCTCAAGAATCAGAGGGAGATCATATGAGCGGTTGCCGACGTAAGGCCCAACATCCACTCATGCATCCATAGGTGCGTGCACCCATTCACTCACTCACAGCCACGAAAAAACGCGCGCTTTTTTCGAAGAAGTCTGTCACATTTCGGCCCCCCGTGCGATATACTAGTAGAGGCGGACGGGAAACCAGACACACACGCAAACGGGAGACGAGAGATGCAAAGCCGAATCGACACGCTGAAGACGATCATGCGGGCCGCCGACCAGCACCCGACGACGACGCAGGCCCAGATCGCGGACGTCTTCGCCGACCTGAAGGCCGCCGACGCGAAGGCCCTAGCCGACAGCTTCCTCGGCGTCAAGGTCGCCCGCTCGAAGAAGCATGCGATCGAGACGGTTGAGCATAAGGTCTTTCAAGTTCAACAGAGCACGCTCCGCAGCCGCGAGATTCTGAGCTTTTCCTGAGCCACAGAAGAGAGGGGAGAGGGGAGACGAGTGATGAGCGCCAAGACCATCAAGGCGAAGCGAGGCGAGAAGATGACCACGAACGAAGCGATCACGACTCTCGAGGTTATGGTGGGCGTCGGGCTGACCCGGACACAGGCGGAGGCAATCGTCGAGCGGATCGCGGGCCGGACCTTGGCGGCGGACCTCAAGCGAGCGTCCAAGGCGGTCACGGGCAAAGCGGGCCGCACGAAGGCAGATGCGGCGAGCCGGTTGGTCGATGCCCTGGCGTCCGACGGACTGGCGATCGGGCCGAAGGCTGAGACCGAGACCGAGACCGAGACTGAGACTGAGACGGTCAACCTGGACCAGGCCATCCTGGACGAGATGCGAACGGTCATCACCGAGCGGTACGGCTGGCTCGGCTACGCCCCGGTGCACGAAGTGCGGACCGCGATCGCCCGCCGGCTTGGCGCCGACGCCGCCAGCCACGTCCGGTTCGACCGGGTCGTCAAAGACCTAGATCGTCAGGGGCGAATCGTGCTCCAGCCGATCAACGACATGAGCAAGGCGACCAAAGAGGAGCTCAACGCCAGCATCCCCGGCTACAACGTCACCTGGTACTACCTTGAGCCGGCGGCCTGAGCGCGACTGACCCAACCCGCCCCCGGCACGCGCCGGGGGCACACCTCGCGCTTCGCACACCTCGCGCTTCGCACACCTCGCGCTTCGCACACCTCGCGCTTCGCACACCTCGCGCTTCGCACACCTCGCGCTTCGCACACCTCGCGCTTCGCACGAATTCAGGATTCGTAATATCAAGATGGGCTCATGCTGGCTTTTTAGCACCTACGCGCTCCCGCGCGCGCTCAATTGGGCCAGGCGAGTTTCAGGACGCGCGAAGAAATGGACATGGATGGAACGGCCTTCCCATAAACAGATGCTTATGCGTTTCTGATTTGACACCCGCAGGTGCTCAGATTCTCATGTGTCAGGCATGGGCAAATCTTGATATGTTTGGACGCTCATATGAGGTCGCGCTTGAGTGACACTGACAAGTGTATGATGATGTGAGTGAGTGTCACTTTTGTTCACGCGATGATTCCGTCACATGTGGATTCGAGCATATAAGGGGCCTCGATTGTGTTCATATGTGGGGGTGAGGGATTGGGCACATGAGGGAGTTTGCATATTAGGGATTGGGCATGTGATTGCGGGTGATCACATGAGAGATCGTTGATTGCAACATCTGTTCAATTAAGGACTTGCGTGTATGATTGTCATGTGACTGATGGGCACATGTGGGATTGCGGATTCGGGAATATGGCGTTACGTCGATATGATGCTGTGCGTTGGCGACGAGCGGAAAGAGGCGACCAGATCGGACTGAGCGGATGGCGGACGGCGGCTCAATGTCATCCCAATGTCGCCGCCTGGCGGGGCGGGGGCCGGCGTGTCGCCAGAGTGTCACTGGCCCGGCGACTGGCCGGCGTCCGATGGGTTCGCCTACGACGTTCGGACTACAAGCCAGGCATGGCAGCGACTACAGTTGTAGGATGCCCCGATTTTCGACTGCCTAATTTTTGGGCAGTGCTGCCTAATTTTGGGGCAGTGCGTGAGATTGCGTCCATCCACGCATGCACTATGCACCCATCCACCTTGCGATGCAAAGCCGCCCCCCGCGATTCCATCCATGCATGCACGTATTCAGTCGTCCATCCACCCATGCACTCACCCATTGGCTTATCAGTGCATCCATCCATCCACCCATTCATTCCCCCATAATTCCAAACATGCATCCATGCGCCCATGCATCCAAACGCTCACGCATCCATCCATCTACCCACTCACCCGTGAATGCATGCATGCATGAACCTGCCCATGCATCCATCCATGAATCCATGCATCCACCCATCCATTGTCGCATGCGTCCATCCACCCATGCATGCACCCATGCACCCATCCAGTCAAGCACGATCTCATCCATTCACTCATGCATCCATGCATGCATGCATGCATCCATCCATCCACCCACTCATCCACCCATGCATGCACCCATGCATCCACCCAAACATGAGGGATACAACGGTAAATTTACATATGTTGATGCGTTGTGTCGCCCACCTCCAATTTTCGTCACTGAACTATCGAAATTGAACCTAGGACAAGAGTAGGATGGATGAAGTTGGATTCACGAAAAGAATGTCCTGTATTGATGCTGGGGCACCCTAGCGTGTGTGCGTGTGTGCGTGTGTGCGTGTGTGCGCGCCTATTAGGAATTAATACTCCCTTCGGTCGTATTAATGGACTCTGGTACTACACTCCGTGTATCTTCAGATACTTCGTATCTTCAGATACACTCCGTTCCGTCCCAGAGTCTTTTCCATTCAACGCCTCTCTTAATCCGAAATGCAATGGTTCAGAATGAACCATTTCCATTGTATCCGTGCGGGCGCGCGAATTTCGCGTGTGCGTGCGTGCGGGCGCGCGTGAGGGACCGGCCCAGAGGCGGACCTGGGTGGGTGGGTTAAATCCACGATGCCGCTGAGAGGCCCTGAGAGGCTATGTAAGGCCATCCTGGGGGTGTGGTCGATAGATTCGCCACCCAGGTCGCCGCGTGGCCTTACAGAGGCTTCTAGGGGCCTTAGAACGAAAGGGGGGTGTTCCAGGTGGTCCGGGAATTCAGGTCCCAAGCCTGGACTCCCTAGATTACGTTCTGGACTTCCTAGGTTGCACTTGGGGCGGGGGGCACTGGGCCTGGAATGCCGCTGAGAGGCCCTGTGTGCCCCTGTGAGGCGATTCTAGGCCTGAGGTCGATATAAACGCCACCTTGGAGTGAAAACGCCTTACAGAGGCTTCCAGGGGCCTTAGAATGGAAATCGCGATTTTTCTACCTGGAAACCTAGATTTAGAGTTATGGTTATATAGGGGGCTTCATGGAAATCGAAAAAGCTAAACAAGCCGACGGCCAGACTCCGGCAAAGGACGTCGATCCCCTTGAGGGCCTTGACGACGAAGAGCGAAGGTACGTCAACGTTTACCTCAACGAAGGAAATCATAATCACCGGAGAACGGCAAGGCTAATTGGACGAAAGAGTCCACTTTATAGGCCCAGGGTTCGCGAGGCGATCGACCTTCTGCTTTCCTACGAGTCCCCTTCGGAACAAGAGGTCCTTTCCCGACTTGGGGAGTGGATGTTTTTCGATCCCTCGGAACATGGAGACAGGTGGCGTAAGTACGATCCGGACTTGGGGATATGGAAAGCTAATTGGTCTTACATTCGCGAAAAAGGCGTTGGTAGGTTCATCAAGTCTGTGAAGAACGACAGGTCGGGAAATGAACTCATAGAGTGGCACTCGCAGACTGAAATTGCCCATCTCATCGCGAAGGCGCTCGGTATGACAACGGAGACATCTCGAAGCTTGAGCGTCAATCTTCACACGGCGAGCGAGGAAGAGCTTCGCCGTATCGTGGAGGGGAAGTGATGTCGAAGCCAAAGAGACCAGACTTCTCGCCGTATGTCCGTAAAGTGGCAGACCTTATAAAACTGAGGGACTGGTCGATAATCGTCAAGAACAAGGCTGGGGACAGCGACAATGTCGCCGCTGAAGTCTTCATTGACAACTACGCGCGACGGGCCACCATAGAGATTCGGGATTGCTTCTACGACCTCAATAGGAAACAACAAAAGACAATTGTCATACATGAGCTTATCCACTGTCACTTGGAATGGATGGTGCGGGCCTATGAGGACCTCATCCCCGGAATGAAGGGGGAGCAGAACGAAGGGTGGTTGGAGCTGGCGGTTAATTCGATAACGGACATCCTTATCGACAAGATTCCGAGTCCCAGGATCACAGAGACGGATGGCAAGACGACAGTACGATAAACGGGACAGGGCCGCCGCCGCCCTTGAACTCAAACACCGTGAGTATAAACGCTTGTGCCTTGAGTGTAAAGGCGACCCCGCAAAATACGTGCGAGATATTCGCGGCGAATGGCCGACGCCCGATCAAGAACGGGCCTTGGGAATGGCGGTCGAGAACAGGCGTACCGCGTGGATGGCCGCTCACGCCGTGGGGAAGACGCGATGCGCCGCCTGGCTCGCGGGGTACTGGTACGATTGTCATGAGAAGTCGATTGCCTATATCACCGCGCCAACCTGGGATCAAGCCCTTGGCTTGACCTTCAAGGAGATTACCGCTCTAAGGCGAAGTGGCTGCAAGGCTTGGCGTGGCGAGATGCCCGGTCAGATTCTCAAAACGGGCCTCATCCGCGATCAAAACGAGATGCTGGAAGGCTCCCACTATATCAAGGCCATCAACGCCGAGTCGGGGGAGGGATTCCAGGGTGAACACTCCGCGCCGATACTCATCATTTTCGAGGAAGCTACGGGCGTCCCCGAATACATATGGGAAGCCGCCGAAGGCTTGATGACCCACCCTGATTGCCGAATTCTGGCGATTGGAAACCCCACAGATGAGGCGACTCGCTTCGGGATGGCGTGCAAGGACGGATCAGGCTACGCCCGAATGTCCGTCTCCGTGTTCGATCACCCAAACATTCAGCTGGAAATGGAGGCGAAGAAGCCCCAAGTCCCTGAAGCGGTTCGACTTATATGGCTCAAGGAACAGCTTGAAATCAATACGGAGCTGACAGACGGGGATGACATTGAGGGCTTCAAGTTTTGGTCAATCCCGACAATCTCTAAGTCGTTGGCTGGAGTTCCCTTATCAAAAAACCCCGAAGCCACGGAGTGGCATTATAGGCCAAACGCCATCTTCGAGGGCCGGGCATTGGGGAGGTTCCCAGGCCAAGTCCTCAATCAAGTCATTCCCATGCGGTGGCTTGAGAGGCTTGAACGGAAGGAACCCCCCGTTGACGAGCTTCCGGAGATTGGCGTTGACTGCGCCCGTTCAGGCGACGACAGAACCGTCATTGTTGTCCGCCAGGGTCCATGCGCTCTTAGGGCCGACGTACTGCGCCACATGAATCAGGAATACGTCACTCGCCATGTAAGAGAAGTCATTCACTGGGCGGCGTCCGGCGACGGAAGGGGCTTCGACAAGCATTCTATTTTGACCCGATTCGACATCACGGGAGGCCTCGGAACGGGACCGGTGGACGCTCTGGAGTCAGAGGGCTACAACATCGAGGGGGTCAATTCAAGCCAATCCTCTGATGACCCAGACCAGTATCCGAACATGCGGTCTCAACTCTGGTTCACCATGAGGGATCGTGTCCGGCGCGGGGACTTAGACATTTCCCGGCTGCTTTGGGAAATAAGAAACAAGCTCATGATCGAATTGGCGATCCCTAAATGGGAGCCCGACAATAAGGGCCGAAAGATCGTTGAGTCCAAAAAGGAAATCAAGAAACGCCTAAAAGAGTCCCCCGACCTGGCCGACGCGCTGAATCTCGCATACAGTGAGCCGCCCGAATCAACAGAAGTCCGCCCAATCAACTTGGAGAGATTTCGAGAGAGAATCGTCTGATTTTCTCCAAAGGCGGCGCGATTTAGCTCCATAAGGGTAAACGATGAACCTCCTAGGCCACCTTCCACAAACGAACATACACAACCTTGGCGATGTCCTGCGGGGCCACACCCAGGGCCAAGAGTGGCATCTTCTAAGGTGCCGCGCGTCTCAAGACGGAAGGCTGGCTGACTGGCTTGAAAGCCGCTTCTCATTCTACAGAGCCTTGGGTGTTCACCGTCATGGCAAGACGGGCCTCATGTCCACCCAGAGCCTCTTTCCTGGTTACATCTTCCTCTTGCTGAAGGGTAATTGTGAAGATGTTGGGATTCCAGGGTCTCCGGTTGCCTGCCACGTGGACCCCATAGTGGACCAAGAGGAGTTCTCGAAGCAACTCGCCGCAATTGATGCGGAGTCGCGAGTCAAGTCGGGCAAGGAAATGGGGTCGGCCTTGTCCCCTGGGGACGCCGTGGAGATCGTTTCTGGCTCATGTTGGGGGTTCAGTGGCATTTTAGATCGCATCGACAAAACCACGGCTATCGTTGAAGTTGAAATGATGGGAAGCCGGGTCCTCATTCAGGTTTATCCCTGGAACCTCGAAAGGTCTTACGTTTGATGAGCGTTATTCGCGTTCAGGCTCCGTTGGACGATGCCGTAAAGAAGGTTTACGTCCAATATCACAACGACGCCCCCAGCGAGCAGCCCCTCATTCTCGGCTCCGTTCTTACCGAGATAATTGCCAGCCTTCTTTTCAGGGTTCTTCGCGAATGCTTGAGTAGCAGCCCCGCCCGGATTAATCGCCAGGCCAAGCGAATGCTCGCAAACAGATGGTGGGACGTCGTTTCGAGCCTCCGGCTGTCTCGACTAAAGAGGACGGCGCTGGCCCATGTCGCTATGCAGTCGGGGACAGACGAGCACGACGAAGCCTCTCATTTCATAGCCGACCACGTTGTTCGGAGTATGCTGGAGGCGGCTTCAAGGTCAAACACAACGGAGATCTCTGCCGCAATGGCCAGCGTGGCCCACATGTCTCAATCCCAGGGCGGCGGTTTCGAATGAGACTGAAACAATGCCCGGTCGTGGCATGGATTGGCCTGTTTGGCCTCGCGGCATCCACGGCAGCCGAAGGGCCCATTGTTGAGATAAGGACGTCCCGGCCGGCCGTTATCCGGGTCTACCAAGGGGCAGACGGCGAGCTCTGGTATCTCATTGGCCCAACGGACTCTGAGCCGCCAATTGACTCGCCGGGGCCTGACAAGCCGTCTCCGCCCGCGCCGCCGGTCCCCGAACCTGAGCCTGAACCCGAACCTGAGCCTGAGCCTGATGACCCGGCTGCAAAGTGGGACCAGCGGATCGAACGGGTACTGGACATTGCGCCGGATGATGAACATGCACGCTTAGTCGCAAAGCTCGGTTGGGCGTGCAAGGCGGTCCATGAGTCTGAAACACAGATGGACGGTCCGGCGACAGCCGCCGTGCTGGCGACTCGCACACTCGACGCTCTGGCTACGGGAAACGAGCGAATTGCCATGGCTGTCGGCCGAGCGGCCGATTACTTCGCGCCTATTGAAGATCCGTCCGAGGCCAAGAGGGAACTTGTGCGCTTTTGGCGAGCGCTGAACCGCTGGGAGAGCCGCCAGTGATTGAGGCCAATCCGCCGCGATTGAGGGCTCCGTTCAAATACTACGGCGGCAAGGGCCACATGATTGCGAAGATCGTGCCCCTTATACCGGACGGCAAGGTCTATGTCGAGCCCTACTGTGGCGCGGCGTCCATCTTCTTCAGTAAGCCGCCTCACTCCGCCGAAGTTCTCAATGATCTAAACGGCGATATCGTCAACCTCTTCCGTGTCCTGCAAGACAAGGAGTCGTTTGAGGAATTCCGCCACAGGATCATGTATACGCCCTATGCCAGAGCGGAATTCGCCAGAGCATTGGAGATGATTTCCGAGCCTGTCGTTAGTTCCGTGAGCGTCGATCGCGCGTGGGCGTGGTTCGTCGCGAAGAATCAGGGGTTCAGCGGCACAGCAAAATCGGTCGGAGACTGGGGCCGGGCGTTCACCTCTAGCGGCGGAGTGGCCAAAAACGTCAATTCCTGGCTGATGCGGCAGTCTTTATTGGACGCCTGGCGGCACCGGTTGATGACCACGCAGATCGACAGCCGTGACGCCCTGGAAGTCATCCGTTATTGGGACAGCCCGGAGACTGTCTTCTACTGCGATCCGCCCTACGTGATAGACACGCGAGCGAAGGGAAGCCGCGCGAAGTATAAGCACGAATGCCAAAACGACCATCATGCATCTTTACTTGACGCGCTTCTGGGCTTGAAGGGAAAGGCTGTTGTGAGCGGTTACGATCACGCGCTCTACGAACCGTTGGCGGCGGCGGGGTGGGAATGCAAGAGATTTTCTACCGATTGTCGCGCTTCCAACAGAGGGAGGGGCTCTAAAGTTCGCGGCCCAGGTAACGGCATGAAGCACAGCCCCCGCACGGAATGCGCTTGGGTTTCGCCAGGTGCGGAAAGTGAGCCATCGTCAATTCACTCCGCCAATGGAAAGGCTGCCAATAATGGGAAAGCCCGAATGGCTGCTGACCGGCTTGGCGTTCATCGTTTTGCCGGTCATGATCCTGTTCGATTCGATTGAGCGCACGTGGTGGTACTTCGGCGAACCGAGTTTGTTCTTTTTCCTTGTATTTCTGGTGCTTTCCGCCATGCCTCTTGTCGGTGTCTACTGCTTAACGCGAGTGTTTAGCCGTGGCTGATTCACCTGAACGAAAACTTCTCGCCGAAACGTACAAGGCGCTTGAGTCGCGTGGCTACGGCGCGATGCTCAATTCGCGCTGGCTGCCTAAAACCTGGACCTCCATGCGTCCGGCGATCGAAGCCTACGTTCGATTCAATGAATTGGAGCCAGACCAGCCACTTGAAGCGCTGTTTGCGAATCTGAGCCGCCCGTGTTGCGCTCGGCCGGACATCGACTATGGCCGCGACGGCCTTCCCGTCGAAAACGAGAAGGCCAAGCCTGACAAGCGCACCATCGAGGCGGCGATTGAAGACAGGATCGACGTGCTGGAGCGTGGCGTCACGTTCTGGACTCATGAGCCGATTCGCGTGCATTGGGCATTCGACAGAATCCCGGATAGCAATGATTCCTTCCAGCGCACGCGCACCGTCGAACAGATTTGGGATCGTCTAGTCCATATCGCGCACAACTTATGCGGGGTGCGGTTCGTTCGGGTTCAGTCGCCGAGCGAGGCGAACCTAACCGGCTCAAGTCGATGGCTTGGCCCTGGCGTGCTGGGGTTGGCCCAAGTTGCTCAGCGTGGTATGTCGCCGGATGCTCGGCTCTGGCATCGTCTCAATCCATCCTTTGACCTCTCGGTCCTCCTCTTCTTATCGACATGGATCCATGAGATATGGCACAGCCTCGGGTGTCCGCATCTTCGCGGCGGCGCAAATTTCATGAACCCCAGCCATATGCCTCAATTGCGCGTACCCGGCCCGAAGGATCGGGAGTGGTCGTTGCGGCACTACCCGCAGAAGACTAACTTCACGCCAAGCACCGACTTGGCGTTTGTAGGCTGGGAGCCGGGGGGCGGAGATCAGCCTGATCCCACGCCCGATCCCGAGCCTCCACCGCCACCTAGCCCTGAACCACCCGACGGTCGGGAGGCGACAATCGCCATCACGGAAAACGGGCAAACCCGAATTTATCGCGGCCGGCGGGTGAATTGACATGTATCTCAACATTCCACAGCTCGATTGGCCGTCCAAGATCATCGCTGCGGTCGGCTCCGCCGCGAATTTCAGCGTGGCGGCGGTCGCCTATGCGGAGAGCCAGCCGCTTTGGGTTGTCGCGATTGCCACGGCGCTGTCCATCCTGACGCCCGCCGGCGTTTGGTTTGTGCGTGGCTGGGTTGATCACATTGAGAAACGCCACATGCACGCGGTCGAACGCGAAAACGAGCGCCTCCGCGATAAGCTTAGGGAAACCGAGAGGCAAGCATCGGACGCCAGGCGGGACTACAGCAGGGCGTCCGAGGACTTGAATAGAGCCAAACGACTGCTAAACGACATGGGGATTCAGACATGAAATTCAATCGACGCGACGCGCTTTCGATCGCCGGAACAATCGGCCTTCTGATCGCCCTCTTGGCGGGATCGTTTGGAGGCGAGCCGAATGAGGAGATGGCTTCCCAAGCCGCCCAATTGATTGGCGTTCTCGCTGCCGCCTTGGGCTATGGCGGCGCGTCCCTGGCTGACGCAGCCGACCGAGGCAAGGATGCTTCCCCCTGAGTTCGATATCGTCGGTGTCTTGTGGCTGATCTTCCTTTGCGGCGTGGCGCTCGGGGCGCTCATGACGCTGGCGGCCTTGATCACCCTGTTTTTTCTTTAAGGGGGCGGGCTCATGCTCGGCAAATCGATCGACCTCTCGGCCTTG